AACCGCACGTCCGGCAGCCAATTCATCGGCGACACCAACACCGTCACCGCTGACATCGTCTCCATCGACGTGATGACCGACACCAAGTTCCACACGCTGACCGGCAACCTCACCGGCGCAGCGAACGCCACCGAGGCCAGCGCCGCGCTCATCAAGGCTGGCACGACCCTCGACGGCTTCTTCAGTGCCATCAAGCTGCACAGCGGAACGGTCATCGCTTACCGCAAGTAAACCATCTGAGGAGCCGCGCGATGAGCCTGTCGTATTTTCATCACAACATGAGCACCACCGAGAAAGGTGTGCTTGGAACGGTTACTAGCATCGGCTCAAGCGTCTTCTCAATGCTCCCTCACCTAGAAACAACCCTGCGAGTCGCCGGTCTATGTGTCGGCCTCGCCGTCGGCATCGTCACCCTAATTTCGGTCCTTCACGACCTGAGAAAGAAACAGAAGCAAAAATAATATGCGTAACTACAAAACAACCCTGCTCGGAATCCTCACGATCATCGCCTCGCTCTCGACCGCTGGCCGCGAGTTCTTGGCCAACGGCAGCGTGCCCGACCTCGGCCTCATCGCCGCGAGCCTGCTCGCCGGTTGGGGCTTGATCGTCGCCAAGGACAACAACGCCCGCCTCTGACTCCATGAGCGCCCGCGCCACAAAACTCATTGCAGCTGCGATCCTCGCCGCGTCTTGGGCTGCTCTTGCGGCTGGCTGCGTGACGGTCGGCTATGACTTCTTGAAGCAGCAGGCCACCGTCACCTTCGACGCCAAAACGGTGAAGGAGCCGTCCAAGTAACTGCCAACTGACGACTGCCAACTGCCAACTCCTCGCCCATGATCCCCAAGAGCCGACCGCAACAAAAGCGCGACGAGACGCTGAAGCAGCTCAAGGCTGCCAACGTCAGCGATCCGGTGTGCTTGGTCGGTATTCGTGGCTACTACCGCGACTCAATGGGCGCCAAGGGCAAGCAGGATCGCGGAATCTATGACGACGCCATCATCCTTGTTTCGCCCAATGCGCACATCGCTTACAACGCGAACGTGGACCCAAGCCGCAGCGGCCGCAATCCCAGCAACGGCAAGGGCTACGCTTCGCTGAAACCCGGCGTCTATCGCTACAAGATCGGACGCCACGGCATCAGTCGCGGCAACCCTTACAAGGCACTCGTCCAAGCCGGACCCGTGACCGTCATGCGCGACGGCGGCGTCGAGGAGACCGGATGGTATGGCATCAACATCCATCGCGGCGGAATCAAAACTACTGGCAGCGAAGGCTGTCAGACCCTGCCTCCCGGCGCCAACTGGAACGGATTCATCGCCACAGTTGAGTCCGAGATGAAAAGGAACAACGCCAAAACCGTCAGCTATGTCCTGACCCATCCCCGCAAAGACATCTCCTAACTCGTCACTCGTCACAAGTCACTCGTCACCTCTTAATCTTATGGCCAAAACAATCGGACAACTTACACAAGCAACGACCCTCGCATCCGGCGACGAGTTCGTCATCGAGCAGAGCGGACTGACCAAGCGTGTCGCTGCATCCGTAGTGCGCGGCGGACTGGTCAATGCTGACATTGATGCGGCGGCGGCCATCGCCCACACCAAGCTCGCCAACATCACCGCAGGCCGCGTGCTCCTCGGCAATGCCAGCAACGTGCCGACCGCCACGGAGCTGACTGGGGATGTGACCGTGAGTAATACTGGAGTGACGAGCATTGCGGCCAATGCCGTTGTGACGGCGGACATCGCGGATGCCAATGTCACGGCAGCCAAATTGAGCGGAGCACAAACCGGATCGGCGCCGATCTATGGCTGCCGTGCTTGGGTCAACTTTAACGGAAACAGCGGATCAACGGTAGACGGCGAGTTCCGTTGCACAATTCGTGCAAGCGGTAACGTAAGCAAGGTGGTCCGCAGCGCCACTGGAGATTTTACAGTTCATTTTACAACGGCAATGCCTGACGCCAACTATGCCCCTGTTGCGTCAACAGACTATTCAGATGCGGCAACCGCCAATCGGGCAATGAATCAGTATGTTGACACTGCACCGACCACAGCGTCTTGCAGGTTCATTGTCCAAAACGGACAGGGCGCCAACGAAAATCCTACCGGCGCATACGTTGCATTTTTCGGCTAACCCATGCCTTTAGAAAGCCCCATCCTCCGCGACGGTGACGCCGGATTCGCTGGTTATGCCAGCCGGATCAATCCGGTTACGCTGCCTGCTGGTATGCTCCAGCTCTCGGAGAACATGCGGCTGGATCGCGGTGTGGCGGTGACGCGCAAGGGCGCGAAGCGCATGGCGGATGCCATCAGCGTGGCCAGCTCGCCGCTCACGGTGCCCTTTGTGCTGAACCCTGCGCCCAACGCGCCGGTCGTGCAAAGCACCTATTCCGGCGGCATCTTTGCGGCCAGCGTCTACCGCTCACCCGATCAGGTGCAGAGCGCGGAGATCGTTGTGCTGGCGGGAGGCGACCGTGCTTACACCATCTTGCTGGACGACAACCAATCCTTCGCCGGTGTCTGGGCGGGCGGCTTTCTGGTCACTGACACCGGAGAAGAAATCGTAGACGAGAACGGCGACACCATCGTCATCAGCGTGCTCCCGCAGGAGCTTGCCTACCCGACATCACCGGACGAGGTGATCGAGCCAACCGACATGATTTCCATGACGCAGGCCAACGACCGCCTCTACCTCTTCCGCGAAGCCGATGCCTCGCGTCCTAACTGGGTTGTCAAAAACGTGACCACCGGCGGCATCACCGTGGCGTCCACCACGGCGACCGTCAACCTCACCGGCCACGGCTTCCCTGCCGGTGCCCGCGTGCGCATTGAGGGGAGCAATGTCGCTGCATTTGACGGCGTGGAATACGACATCGCCACGGTCTCAACGAACTCTTTCACAATCACCGTGCCGAGCGGCACCGCGACCGACGCCACGACCAGCGGCCGCACCATCCGCCGCGTGAAGGCGCCGCTTTACTGGGACGGCATCACGACCGCCTTCGTCCGCAGCCCCGCAGGCGTGCCGACCGGAATGTCGGCGACCTTCAAGACCATGCGCTCGACACCTTGGGGCACCTACGTCAACAACCGGCTGGTGCTTCCTGACGGTAAGAACAACGTGCTCATCTCGGACATTCTCGACGCCAATACCTACGATCCTTACTGGCAGTCCTTCCGCGCCGGTGCGGGCAGCAATGACTTCGTTGTCGCGGTCCATCCGTGGGTGGAGAACAGCTTCCTCGTCTTTTGTCGCAAGTCCATCTGGTTGGCCGAGGTCAATCAATTCGCCAGCGTGGACGGCGCCTCTACGGCCATCGACACGGCTCTCAGTAAGCTCACGCTCCTCACCGATGAGGTCGGCTGCGCGGCCCGCCGCTCCATCGCCACGGCTGGGCAGTTTGTCTATTTCCTCAGCGACTCCGGTGTCTACCGCCTCGACAGTCGCCTCGACTTGAAGTTGCGCGGCGACACCAAGCCTCTCTCGGACCCGATTGCTAACCAGCTTGATGATCTTAACGCCACGCTAGTCAAGAACTCGGTCGGGCTTTGGTATAGCAACCGCTACTACCTCGCCGTCCCTCTGGCCGGTGCCGACAGCAACAACGGCGTCTTCCTCTACAATGCGCTGAACGACCAGTGGGAAACCCGCGACATCTACGGATTCGGCGTGGATGACTTCGTCGTCGCCACCCGCGCCAACGAGCGGCGACTGTTCGTCTCCAACAAGGCCGGACGCCTCATGCTCCTCGACGAGATCGAAGAAGGCGACCAGTCGCCGGACGTGCAAGCCGATGTCATCACGCCGGTCCCCGGCCGCATCGTGACGCGCCGCTATGGCATGGGCAACGGCATGATCGGTATGACAACAAAACGCTTCGTCCGCAGCCTCGCCGATGTCGTCTTGCCTAACACCGGATCGGTCACGGTCAAAGCCATCACGATCAACCCCGACGCTACCATAACGCTGGTGCCGGGGCAGACCAACACGTCCGGTCTGGCCGAAGACTACACGCTCAAGCAGCCGATCCGCGCCAAGGCACACTACGCCGAACTGGAATTTCTAACCACGGCGAATCGTCCGGAAATCCGCAACGTCAGCATCGAGGCGGCAGGGCCAAGCAACCCGCCGACCGAAACCCGCAACGCCGCCTAACCTCTCTCAACTCTAAACCCTCAACCCTCAACTACTCAATGGCAACAGTAACAGCATCCTACAACTGGGTCAGCGGCGAGACCGTGACCCCGACCAAGCTCAACACGACCGCCGCGCCGACTGTCGTTGTCG